AGAAGAAAGGCAGCTAATATCTGATTAAATTCATCATTGGTATGAGCAGCAGTTATTGTGTCTCCGTCACTATATGAGGACTGTCTTGTGTACGTAGCTCCCATTTATCTTCTTGCTCCTGTCTGATATTCTAATTGAAAACCTTTTAGTGAATATGGTGCAGTAGACCCACCGTCATTAACTCTTAATGCTACTGCAAATCCTGAACCTTCAACAGATTGTCTTACTAGGGGTTGTGATGCACCACCATATGTTCCAAAGTTTGTGGAACTAGCACCATAGGTTGCTGAACCATATATAGCTGCTATATCACTAGAATCTAACTCATAAGCTGCAGGTCTTGCAGAATCTTTAGCTTCATAATCATATCTTAAAAATAAATCTGCATCTATTGTTGATTCAGGTTTAAAGTTTACTATAACACGTTGCATATGTTTACGTATACCTGCATCACCAAATGTCATATCAGGACCTCTATATTTACCTAGTATAGCAGTTCCATCAAAGTCATTACCTGATTCCTGTCTGTATATGTAACCCCCACTATAAGCACCATGAAGAACTATAACATTTCCTTCTGATACAAATGTGTCTGTTGAAGCAGGTTTAATCCCTCTTAGTTTTGCAAACTCAAAAGACTGTCCTTTCATAACACACATAACACCATTTGTCGCATTTTCACCTTGACCATCTTTAGTAAAGAATATTCTGTATTGTGTTTTATCAGGTATAACTATTGAGTCAAACTGTGAAGCACTAGATAAGTTATCATCAAATAAACTTTGAACATTAGAACTTATAGTTCCTAATTCAACGTCACCAATTCTCGCAGTACCTGCAATGGTTCTTAAACCATCAGGACCTAAGAATATTAAGTCACCTGCAAATTCTTGGATTGTATCACCATTGATACATCCTATATCTCTTGTTACTGCAGTTATAGCAAAGTTACTTGTTGATGTTCCTGATAACTTAAATATTCTATTTTGACAAAATATAAATAAGTCTTCACGGAAAACTTTAAGACCCGTTATCTCATCATCAACTTTGACAGTTCCTGCACCACTACCTGTAGCAAAGTTGTCTTCATCAAAAGGTACACTAAATACTAATTCCTGTTTAGCACTTGACATACCTGCATAGAACATATGTTCTTTGAATGCCACAACAAATTTAGCACCTGTTACTGCAGTGCTTACTTCTCCACCACCACCTGATGATACATCTGTAGCAGAGAATGAAGAGTTAAATACTGTAGGTGCATTTGTTCCATCTGCAACTATTAACTTATCATTACCGTCAAAGTTAAATCTTTCAAATGAATATTTACTTGCACTTGTTCTACCACTATCTATTGTTGTCCATGAAGATCCACCGGGAGTGGCTTGAAATATATTAGTTCCTCTTGCTGCTACAACCTTACTAGCAAATGTTGCTACCATTAGAACTTTTTCAGAAGAAGAGGTTGTTTGAGGAACAACTGCAGTTACATACTTACTAAATCCATTTATACGTCTATACCCACCTTCAATGTCAGGTTCAAAGTTTTCTAACTCTAATGCCTCACCCGGTTTCATCATAAAGGTAGACCTATTTAAAACTAGTCCACCTTCACAGTTAAATGCTACAGGAGTTACTTGAGATAAGTCTGCCATTAAAGTGTTCTACCTATTATATTAGTTGTACTATATGCTCCAACTCTTGGTATAAAAGTAGATCTTACATAATCATATTTATTAACTAAGAGTGTTTGCATGTTCTTTATGCCTTGTTCAAATCTTTGGAAGTTAAGTTGATATTGTGCAGTCTCACCTCTGTATTGATAAACAAAAGCTGTCGCTCCATCTACTATAATAGCATCAAATCTTGCTGGTATACTCGTTGTATCACTATGAGCAGATAGGTCTGATGGAAATGTATAGTAATCAAATTTTAGAGAATATGATTTATCGGGAAATGGATAAAGTAAATAATTATTATCGGGTGTCCTAACTATATTTTCAGGTATACCACCTTGATCAAATTGCGTTACTGTTACACCACTAGCTATTGAGGCTGCCGTAGTGCCTCCAGCACCTCTTGTACATCCTGTAAATGTTGTGCTACTACCTATGGCAGTATATGTTATTTCTTCATTTCCTATAAACAATGTTCCAGCAGTATCAAATCCTGATGTACTAGTAACTGTTATTGTTGTCACAGAGTCTGTATGTGTTGTGCTAGTGGTTGTAGAATTTATTTCATCTTCTTGATCACTAACAGCATTTATGTATTCGTTATAATCTAATTGACCTAATCTATATCCTGAATTGCCTAAGTCACTATCTTTTACTAATCTGAAAGTATTATAATCTACAGTCTTTGCAGATGTAGGTATACTATATCTAACTACCCCTGCAGTTAGGGTTTTAGTTTCTGTGGCATGATTAAAAGGATAATTAAATTCTCTTTGATTAATATATCTTATTGCTTCATTTACTGCATTCTGTGCCTGTACTTGTATTCCTCTTGCATCACTAAAATTACTAGAAGTAAGTTGCACCTCATTTATTCTAGCTAAAGTTTTATTAGTTAATACGAGAAAAGTTCCAGACATTATAATTCCTATGAGAATGAAAGAGCAAGTTGCCCTGCTCTCTCATATAAATTTAAGCTAATTGATCTCTATCAACTTCGTCAGGCTTATCATCTAAACCATGACCTGCTAAATCAATAACAGTGGCATACATTCTAAGTCTGCCTGTAGCTGGAGCGGCACCTGCAATCTTAGCATCAATAGTATCTGTAGTAGTTACAAATTGAGTGTAAGTTGAAGCTCCACTTCCGACAATAGTGTTGGTTTGACCATTACTACCTGCGGCACAAAAGCCTGTAGATGTAATGTCTGCACCATCAATAATGTCATCTCCTGCTGCGAAGTCCATGTCAAGAGTACAACTGCCTGTGAATGCTTTCATCACTTCTGCACCTGCATTTATGACTAAAGTATTTGCAGGTATTTCTAACACCTGAAATATATCTCCGTCTGAGAAGCTACCACCTGCTGCTACTAATGCATCGATATCAAGGTAAGCCTCAATATTTCTCATTACATTAGTATTCTTCATAGAAGGCATAGCCACGATAGAGTCGGAAAAGATACCTGTGGTATCCTTTGAGGTTAAATCAAAAGTTGCCATTTATATCTCCCTTATCCTACGTTATACTTGGCAGTGGCGATTGCTTCAGGTCGAAGAATCTTTCTACCATACAAATGCATACCACGAACAATATCAGCAAAAGAATCAGGATCTCTATAAGTCTCTGTCTTGTTGATTTGCTCGGCAGTAGCTACTGCTGAACTATGTCCTGCAACGATAACACCGTAGTTTGAGTTTTGGTTAGCAGTTCCAGATGTTCCCGGACCTGTACCTACTGCAGGTAAGTTGTTTGACATATATACGTCAAAGCCATGTATCTTCCCTACAGATAGACCTGCTCTCAATCCACCTGACTCACCGAAGTCACCATTTAGAAGACGAGAGTCTTCGTCTTTTAGAACTTCAATAAAAGTTGGATGTAGAACTAACCATCTACCATCAGTGTCTACGAACTGAGTATCAAGTAATCTTGCCATTCTTGCTATAACCTGTAAAGGAGTAGCAGTAGCAGTTGCTTGAGAAGTTGCACCACCTAGTCTTGGAGCTATTGGAATAGAATGGTCACCTGCACTACTTGTAGTGATGTTACCAAAGCTATCTTTTCTTAGCTTCATGCTTGTCAACAATTCATCTGAACCTGCAGTTGACACTGACTTAGTTCCGTTAACTGTTGAGTTAGCTGAACTTGCTACAGCATTGTTAGATGCTTGTGCAAATCCTGACAAGTAACCAAGAACATCTTGGTCGAAGTTGTCTTTAAGTCTGTAACCCGCTCTGTCACTTGCCATTTGAGAGAAGTTTACGTGACTGTGAGCCTCTTCAATATCATCTATTTTGAAAGCAAAGTAGTTTGCTTTGTCAATAGTTAATGTAAAGTCCTCATCGTCAAGGTCTTGAGGTTGCACGTTTGCACCCCTAGCGTATTCCTTAACGGTGATTTCTGGCTCTTTAATGATTTTTACAGAATCACCCATGTTGGCAATCTCTCCGAAATAATCGGAGTTTGTGATTGATTCAACAACGGAAGTTTTTCTGAAGGCTAACTGAACCTGCTTAGAGTAAATAACTGGGGAGAAATTACCATTGGGCAGATTACCGTAACCTGCTGCAGTTTTAAATGCCATTTTCATCTCCATTTTTGAAAATAAAACAAATGCACGATTGTGCTAAATTTACTCGTCATCGGCTAATAGTGTTTGAGGTTGTATATCTAGTAGCTATTTAGACATAGGCTCTTACCATCAGGTAGGCTTTCAAGTGTAGTTTACTATGTGAGTTGTCCACGTGGAGAGGTCACATTTATAGATATGTATAGTTATACATATTTATTCTTTGATGTCAACATATTATCTAGCAGAGCCTGATACGTCATATACGAAGTTGCCAGACCTTATTGCTTCCATTATCATATCTGCGTTTTTCTCATATGCTGTAGCAGACATTTTCTGAACATCGGATTCTTTAATCTTTTTGGTGCTATCAACCGTTGGGGTAGCTTTTGTAGTTTTTGCCTTAACTTGTGTAGCAGCACTTTTGCCACTCTCACTTGTGTCTTTCTTGTTAATGCCTTTATCTGCTTTATACAAATCAATTGCTCTTGCTGCTGACTTTGCATCATCTTGATTTTCATATAACGCATTCTGTACCCACTGTGGTTGCTGCTCTGCCCATTCATGAAAATCATCACTGTCTCTAATCTGATCAAAGTCAGGATGTATTCTCATAAGTTCAACTTCTGCTCTTTCTTTTACAGTCTCTTCGTTAAACTGATTTATTTCTTTAATTCTTTTTTCTAAAGACTCGGATTGTTCTTTTGCTTTTTTAATAGCAATTGTTTCTACAATCTTAGCCACATCAGGATATTCTTTTGCCCAAGCATCTATGTCTTCATCAGACTTTGGCAACTTCATTTCTTTTTGAGCGGCTTGTGTTAATTGACTTTTTAACTCATCAAGCTGCTTTTGAAATTGCTTTTCTTTTTCTTGGGTGTGTCTTCGTAAATCTCCATAACGCTTTTTAAAAGTTTTTTCTTCAGCACCCTTCGGTTCTTCCTCATCCTCTGTTTTCTTTTCTTCAACAGATTCTGTTTCACCTTTTTGTGCCTCAATCATTTCTTTTAGCTCTTCCTCATCTTTTTTAATTCTTTCTTCATGAGTAGAACGTTTAGTCATAAATGCTTTTTTCTCAGGTGTAGCATCTACCACCATTTCTTGTTTTGTAGCTTCTTCTGCCATTTTTTACTCCTAGGGTTATCGTAGCCATCATTCGGGGGATAAGTAGCTAGTATGTGAATTATTATCGTGAAGCTAATCCACCACGCTTCATCTTCTTAGTCTTAGTTTTCTTTTTAAGTCTAGGTATGAAACCACCTACAGCAGTAGAGTAACCCTCTGATCCTAGTCCAGTGTCTCCACTTGAAGGATCAGAATCTTCTCCCGGACCATCGCTTGGAGAGCCTCCAAAAGATCCTGCAGATGTTCCTATGCTGGATTGGGATATTCCTTGTGGACCTCCCAATCCAATACCACCGGAAGGAGTACTAGAGCCAACTGCTCCTATACCTCCCTTAGTTCCTATTCCTACATTACCCTTATTTATTGACATGATATCATCTAGAGCTTTTGAACTAATACCACCAAATTCATTAACACCTTTACCACTTTCTAATGCTGCCATGATATCTTGTTGTTGTGTTTTTCCTAAACTCTCTATACCTAGAGCTTCTTCAGGACTAAATCCTTGTTGCACACCTTTTCCTATAACTTTAATTAATTCTTTTCTTTTCTTTTCTCTTGCAACAGATATTTTTCCTATTACCTTACCTATGTTTAAACTTTTATTAATGTTTGTTCTTGTACTAACTGGTGTTACACCATAAATATCAGCTACTGCATTAACATTACTTACAACATCATCAATAGAAACATTACCTAAATCGCCTAATCCAAACTCCTCAACTGCCATTTTACCTCTTTCAAAAGATTTATTCAAGTCTGCCCTTTCTTGATCAGTTAAAGTGTTTATATCCTTACCCTTTAAACCTAATTCATTTTTAGCTGCTGTATAAGTTTGTGTTAATGCACCTAAAGTTGTTTGATTCATTTCCATGCGACCCATTATTCCAGCTTTTGCCCCTGAATAAATACCCGATAATCCTATGACACCGAATTGCATCTTACCAAACTCTTTCATATTCTTGTCTAAATCGTCTTTAGCACCAATACCACTATAACTTAATGGATCTCCTGCAGGATCTATTGCACCACTCGTAACACCTGAACTATCTCCTTCACCTTCTGATACTTTAGCTGATTTTATTCTAGCTGTTTGCACTCTAGCAGTGTCTACCTTTTCAGTTTTTTCTTTGAATCCTTCGGGTATTGTAAAACCTGTAAATATTTTACCATTCTTAAATGGTATTTGTATTTCTACGTTTTCATTGTTTATAAACGTTCTATACTCGTCAGGTCCTTGTGTTAATTCTTGACCTCCAAATAATCCTGTATATGTAGCTTTTTTAGTCTGATCTACAGGACTTTTATATGTAAAGCCACCTGTGGGTGCAGAAGTAGCAGGTGGTATTATAGGAGCAGTATATGCTGATTTTAATCCTGTAGGTGCTCCCATATTGCTAGGTTGCCTAGTTTGTAAGGGATTAGTTGCTGTTGTTGTTCCCACAAAACCATTAGCGGCTTTTATAACTCCTCCTTGTGCTCTTTCCTCCACTTCATCATCATCACCCTCTGCTATTTCTATATCTATTATACTAAATGGCATATCATCGGGTATAGTTGCTTCATCAGCATTACCCATCTGTCCCATTCTTTCCATAGTTTTGAGACCCATCTTTGCTTCCTGTCTCATCATCATTAACTTTTCTAGTCCAATATATCTTACAACATCTGCAGGAAATACAAACTCCCCTTCACTTAACTGTGCCGGTATATCATCTCTTACTTCTTCTTGTGTTGCTCCCGGTGGTACATCATTACCTGATATCGGATCTTTTGTATTGCCTTCATCTTTAAGTCCACCATCTTGGAATAGCTCCATTTGTTTTTCTACATTGCCACCTTTAGCTTTAGCTTGTTTCATAGTAGAGAAAGCCTTTAGGATTTCATTGATTTCATCATTAGTTAATCTATCGGCTAGTGATCCCACCTTACCAGCTTCTATTAACTCTAGGACTAAATCTTTAGGTTCAAAGACTTCTTGTCCACTTCCTTTTCTTTTCTCTATGTTTGGCATATTACTGTTTCCCTTGTTTAGCTACAATCGAGTCAATATTACTGTATGGTATGGATTGACCCTCATAACCCATAAGCATCTCAGGTGAAATAGCTGCATCTGGATTTAGATACATGTCTTCAACCATTCTTGATTCCATCTCCCCATAAACACCTTGATATTGTCTACGAGCCTGAAGATATTCCTCATCTAATTTCTTTGCTTTTTTTACGGATAATATTCTTTCTAATACATGTGATTTAAATTCTTGTTTACCTGATAATGAATTTATTAATTGAGACTCACTTGCACTAAACATTATCTTTCTTCCTTTGTTCGTAGCATCTTCATATCTATCTAACGGATTCACAGTATACATAACACCTTTATTATTTGTTAATGTTTCATCAACTCTATCTGCTTCTCTTTTTGCTAATTTAGTTATTGTATCTTCAAAACTATTTTTAAACATTTTCATTTTTTGTTTATCAGTAAACTGTGCCGCTAATTCAGTGCTAAATGCTTTTGCTTCATTTGAAGTTAAGTCCGTTCTATCTAATTTTACATTACCAAAAAAGTTATCCAATAGATTATTTTTAATATATCCATCGGCATCTACTCCCTGTTCATTACCCAATCGTGTAAATAAATTATCTTGAGAATTTTTAATTGTTCTTTCTAACAACGATGCTCTATCGCTGTAATCTTTAGGTAAAAAGTTTTCTACACTAGATCCGGGTACAAATCCCTCCCTCTCTTGAACTGCATGTTGTATTTCATGTAATATATCAGTTGTTAGTTGTGACTGTGTTCTATCAGATGAAATACTAATTACATCTCTTATAGGATCATAACTTGCTGCTGTTGTAGTATCTTCAGAAGGAACTTTCTCTATTTTTATATCCCTAAGTCTACCATAAACTATGGGATTTTTTAAATCATCTTTTCTAACTGCATGTTGAGTAGCTGATTTGTAGTATTGCTTAAACAGATCTTCAAAATTTATAATATCCCCTAAAGTAGAATTTTCTTTAACCTCTAATGTTTTTAAATCAGGATCTGTTACTGTAAAGTTTTCTGTTTTTAAAGTAACTCCTCGTGTATCTAATTTATATCTTAATTTACCATCTCGACCTCTATACACACCTGTTTCTGAAAACAACTTTTGTTTTTGTGGTAGAGTAAGCATTTCATAATTTCTTAGTGAATCAGTTTCTTTTATATTTTTAGTTAATATAGTTGATTTTTTAGGTTCTTGTCCTCTTTTAGCAGTACCTCCTTCTTTTAAAATATTATATTCTGCTTCTCTATAAGTTTGTGCTCTTTGCTTTCCTATCTCTGTTTGTTCACCTACCACGTTTAAATCTATTTTAGCTTTATTTATATCATCGGCTATAGGTTTAATAGATGTTATATCAGACAGTTTAGCTCCTTCTGTAACCAAATTAGAATCTACAAAATCACTCTTAGACAGTGTATTTTTTATTGTGTTATATAAGGTAGATGCACCATCTGATAATTTATCAAAAAACTTTGCAGGAGCTAAAAATGCTCCCGTAGGTGAAAGTATCTCTCCTATTAACTGGTCTGTGTTTTCAGGATCAGACTTAATACCTGTTATCTCTTCAAAGCCTTCATCAAATGCTTTTCTACCATACTGTTTCTCAAAGTTCTGCAAGTTATCTTTTATCAACATTGCCAAAGGATTGTTTGCATAATCAGCTAAGAACGTATTCGCTGTTTCTGCCATAGTAATTACATCAGATGGTATAGCTGCAGTACCTGTTAGTAATCCAGTACCTGTAGCTTTAGCTTTCTCTGCTATCTCATCAGCACTTCTAAACTTACCAAACGCATCAAAGTTAAATGCTTTTTCAGTTTGTTCTTTTAGATCATTCTGCATTCACTTCATCTCTTAACATCTTTAGTCTTTTCAATGCCATTATATATCCTTGTGCTCTATGTAGAGATATAACGTCATCTGATTGTTCCATTATCTTATGTTGTTCGTCTATCTTATGATCCAAATAATCATTGAAGTGGTTGATTAGTTTGGGGTTGTTCACCAACGTCTTGAGTCGGCTGCGTATCTGCTTGTGGTTGTTGTTGTCCAACTTGTGACCTTCCTGTAAATCCTTGTTCTTGTGGTGTAGGTGCTATACCAGTACCTATTGTACCACCACCTGAACCTGTTGGATCACTAGGATCTGTACCTGCAGGTGGTTGTGGTTGAGGTTGCTCTTGTTGAGGTGCTCTAAAGTCTTTCATGAGTTCAGCTTGTACGGCTGCCTCATCCATATTATTAGTAACTTTATCAGGATCTAGATCCATAGCCTTTGCTATCTCACGTATAATATACTGAAACTTTGCAAAAGGTGCAAGGGCTGGATTAGATGATACTTGTAAGAATTGCATAAGTCTTTGTGATCTTACCTCGTTTGCCATCAAACTTTCTGTACCTCTAGCTTTAACTTCTAGATCACCTTTAATCTTTGGATCATAGTCAAACTGCATATTAAACTTAAATAAACCTTCTCCTAATGGTTTTAGAAGATAATCATCTACATTTTTTATAACAGTTTTAATACTGCCACTAGCTGCATTCATCAACATAGATATACCCGAAGCAGTTCTACCTACTCCCGTTATACCTGTTTGTCCGTGTGCAAATGATGGCATACCCGTACTCTCATCTGCTAGTTGTCTTGCTTTATCAAATAACTGTAAGTTCTCTGCTGCAACATTAGGAAACTTCGTACCAAACAATGCTTGTCCGGGAGCACCCCCTTGTCTTCTGAATACCTTTCCCGGATATACAGATAAGTCTTGTCCCGGCACTAAATTAGTTTCATCTACTTCTATAAGTAAATTACCTGATAGCACAGCATTATCTACTGCCATTCTCATAAAGCCATTCATAAGTGTTTGTGTATCATCCATGTTTTCAGCTACACCTACACCAAAGAAAGAGTATGGGTTTAATTCATATGGTGCTGCCATGTATGGTATTCTAGCAGGTTTAAATGGATTAATAACCATTCTTAATAATTTACCATTACATACCCAAGCATTTATTTGTATTTCATCTAAGGCTTTTAATTCTTTAGGTATCTCAATGCCTTGTTCTATCAACATATCGACATCGCAGTTACCCCAATATTCTATAACTTCATATCTTTCTATTTCGTGTTCAGATGCATAATCTGCTAGATCATCTTCCCATGACTTCTTAGTATAGTTTTCTCCTGCCTCTATAGCCTCTTCTATGACTTGCTCTCTAAAGTGAGGTCTCTTTTTAAGTGAACGTAATTGTGAACGTGACATCTTATGTCTTTCAATTACATATTGAGCATCATCCATGTTTGTAGAATCAGGATCAGGATAAAAGTCCCACACAGACACATGAGATATCTGTGGTATTGTTTTGAATGTTGGATCATAATCACCATCATCACCCCAATTAGGATACTCTTTATCTACTGCGAAAGGTCCTTTCATGACTCCAGTCCCAAATAAAGACATCTCAAATGCAGTGCTTCTTAAATGTTTGTTAGCTCCTGACTCATCTAACTGATCCATGATTTTCTTTTCCATAGATTTAGCAGCTATCATAGCAGGACTAAATGTAACTGCTGAAGGTGTTTTACCTACTTCTTCTTTGAGACCTTCAATATTTTGCAACTTTTCTTCAAGAGGACCAAGCCTTTCTTGTAAGCTCTTTGCAGTCGCTCCTTTAGGAAACTCCATGCCATCGCCACGGAAACCGTAAGGTGACTCCATGCCCATATCACGGACTTCTTCAGGTTCTTTCGGATCAAAGCTAACATCTTTTGCTACTCCTTCTGGTAACTCCGTTGGATCTACACTCAACGGAAACTTATTATTAGCAAACAACACATCAACAATCTGTCCATATGCGGCTAATGTTTTAGTTTTCGTAACTTTTATAAATACTCTAGATTTCTCTGCTTCTGTAAACTGTACATCAGAACCATATAATCCTCTGTAGTTTCTATATGCTCGTAGCCATCTCTGCTCATCTTGTTCACGATAGTCATCTGCTCTATAATACTTATCCATGATATATGGTATTATATTATTAGCACCTGCATCTGCTAATGTAGAATCATCTGTATCTTCTAGTGATACTGATTCTATTTCTACAGGAATATCTTCTTCTGCCATATTAATATCCAAACGTTGCATCGGCTATAGGCATACCTTGAGAAGGTCTACCCATAGGGTCATAATCAAATATGCTAAATCTAGGTCTAGTCATTACACCATATCTTAACGCATCATAGATATGATCTTCTGCTCTTGTATCAACATCTTCTGGATTCTTCTTATCCAAAGGTATAGCAGGTAGTTGTGAAATTGAGTCTGTACATGTATTAAAAAACACTAATCTTGGCTCTTCTGTTGATTCATCTATTTGTAATCTTCTATGTATCTCGTTCTTTCCCGAAACACGACTGCCTCTACTTCTGTCTGAAGGTCTCCATCTACACCCTCTTTGTATCATCTGCTCTGCTAGTGAAGGTCCAGTATCTCCACGTTTGTGCCATAACGAGCTATCTAATACACCATACTTTATGTTACCGTCTTCTGCTTCTAACTCGTTAATCATATCTGCCAAATCTGTGGCAAGGACTTTAGAAACATACAACTCTCTATATACAATAAGTTGTTCACTTGGAGCAACAGCAAACCACAACACAGCACTATAAGAACCATAACCATAATCACAAGCACGAAACTTAACCCAATTTCGTGGAACTGGAAAAGGTTCAACAACGTGATCATCCCTATTAAACTCAGTAAAAGCAGCACCTTCTTTAATGTCCCAATCACCTTCAAGCAACTGCTTACGTTGGTGTTCAGGTAAGGAAAGAAGCATCGCTTCATAGTCTCCTTGACTTGACAAGTATGGATTATCAGATAATCTAGCAGGTATGAATCTTCTTTTAAATAATGACTGACCTGCTTTGTCATGTCCTTCGGGATATTTAAGAACCTTCCCTGTCTCAATATTTGTGGCATCAAACGACTTTCCATAAGGTGCTGGGTCAATAAACATCTTCTTAACCCATTGATGTCCCGGACCTCCGGGGTTCGTAGTTGCTCTCATATACACTGGTAAATCAGGAGCAGTAGAACGTAATCGTGACCTCATGTAATTCCAAGAAAATGGTGTTGCCCATTGTGTTAACTCATCAAAGCCTATCCAACTAAAAGCTAAACCTTGATATCTTAATACATCATCATCTCGGTCTAGGTATGACATCCATAGTCTTGCACCTGACGGTGCTACCCATTGCATCTTTCTTTCTGACCATTTTATCCCTTTGTATATAAGAGGATATAATTCTCGTGACTTCCAAACTAGCTCTCTTAATTCTTCTGTCGTGTGTCGTAACAGCAATCCACTAAACTGTGGATGACCCATATAACGTAATGGATCTGCTAACATGGCATACGACTTGCCACCACCTGCACTACCACCATATAAAACTTCTCTTTCTGGTGATGCTAAGAACTCTGTTTGAGGACCTTCATTAGGTTGGAATACTATATTCTGTTCCTCTACAGGAACTTCCTCTACACGTTCTATCTTAATAGTTTTAGGCTCTTGCTCCGACTCTACCTTCTTCGATCTCTTTCGCCTTTTGGATTGCTTTCTCGGCATACTCGGACCATTTTCTAAGAGTTCTAGCTTTGTTCTTACGATGTCGTTCATGTATTAATCTTTTTCTTAACCCTGTATGAGATATAACTCTACCTGTTTTCTTCGTTAGCCAATTAGCAACTTGCCTATATGAATATTGATTTACATATTTCCTAGCTAGTTCTATTGCTTCTAACTCATAAGATATTGGATCAAGTAATTCAGAATCCTCTTCATTTAACTTATAGCCAAACGGTATCGTTCTCGCTATTCGTGGTATCTGTATCCACTCTTTCTGCTCTTCGTCTTTTAAATCTGTTGGTTGTGGTAACTTCCACTTGCCTAAACTTCTGTCCATTACTTCTTTTTTAATTTCACTGTGTTTGTTTTCTTATTATACTTATACTCAGATGTCTTTCTTTTAGATATCTTAGCTGCTCTTTCTTTAGCTCTAAGTGCAGGTGTTTTCTTTCCTTGCTTCTTACCCTTTTTAGTTGCCTTCTGTGTTCCTTCTTTTAAATTACCACTCTTCTGCAAACTCTTAGTGGCTATTGCAAAGGCTGCACCTTTGTCGTATCCCTTATCCATTAGTTGTGTAACTAATCGTTTTAGTATTTTTGGGGGCATTATTGCTTCTTTGGTGGTAATATCATGACACCACCTGATGCCTCTACTTGTACTTTCTCAGTTTTAACTAAACCTACTCTGTCTAGCAATTCTTTTGATGCAGACAGTCTATCTCTTATTCCTAGCTGTGTAGGGTCATCTACACCACTTACCATAGCCACAGCAGCCTTTGGTGCGTTTCTAGCCATATAAGATTCTGTTGCTTCCATTATTTCTTTTCTTAATGAATTAACAATGTCCCCTGTAGAAGACTTCTCTGAATAACCAGCAAGTAGTTTAGCTTGTACTATATCGCCCCCTGCATTGTCAAACAGAACTTCTAAAAATAGTTTTTGTCTATCCGTTAGTTCTCTGCTCATATTGGTATATCCTTAATCATTTGTTCTTCAGCACGTTTTATTAATCTCTGTGCTCTGTTAGGTGTCTGCCACCTCCAAGTGCTGTCTTGCATCTCATCTGCCATCTTTGACCAATCTAGATTTTCTACAGCAGCAATCATTTTTTTAAATTTAGATAAACGAGGCTTCCCTAATTGAAATGACATATTTATTAATACATGTTGTATGTCTTCAGGTAGATCATTAAAGTTGCTAAATAGATCTTCGCAGTCTTTCACAGACACTTTGATATCTTTTGCAAACCAATCATCTACCTGATCAATTGGAATCTTTGTTCCTATAGGTTTATCATAATACTCTGCATCCCATTCAGTAATCAAATGTCCGATTCCCCCGGTCAAATGCCCTTCTGAACATAGATACAACTCATATTTTATTCCTTCGTCTTCAGCTATTTCGTCTTGTATTGTCATTAAATTCATTATATTAACCTAGATGTTTGTTGTTTACGTATTTCCTCTACGTGTTTTCTCCAAAAGTAATTACCTATATTACATATAAATGATGATAATTTCAAATACATTCTTGCTTTATATGTCATTTCTTTTTAAACATCTTTGCTGCTTGTCCGACACCCTTAATCCCAAACGATGCACTAATTGCGATATATAAGAGGTACTGATACCACTCTGGTAAAGTTGCCAATATACTAAATCCATGTTCCACATATTCTGTCATACCCGGAATGAAAACTAAAATCGCAGGGGTTAACAGCACAACTAAAGCAAATTCGTCTTTCCACGAATCTACTGTGGCATCTGCCATCTTACCTTCCCACTCTACTTCACCTGCAGCTACCTTCTCTGCAACGGTTGCTCTAGCTTTGGCTTCAGCTATTTTAGCGAGACCATCGGCTTTTGTTTTTTCTACTTTGTTTTGAAACCACGTTCCTGCGAGATTTGCGAGTGGTCCTATTAGTGCTTGTATCATTCTTTATTTTCTCCTGCATCCTTGCAAGTCTTATCTGTTCTTTTACTTTAGCTGTATTTACGAAATCTTGATGTTTTCTTTGCAATCTTTTTGGGTTGTTTAGCCACTTGTTTACCTTTTCTAGTTGCTTTTCGTTTAGCAGCCGTAGAGGCGGCGTATTCACTGGCACTAAGAGCCTTAATCGCTTTCTCAGGTAGATAACGTTCACCAGTAGCTTTTGACCCTTGTGTAGAAGGTTTGCCTGACTTAGTTCTCCATTTTTGTTTGCCCCACGCAACTAACGACCTCTGTGATTTTTTTAATGCCATACTGTTTTCATATGCCTCTTTAATCTCTTCTATTGTTCTGTCGCATCCTATACATACATCATCTTCTAATGTGCATACACCTATGCAAGGTGTTAAAGTTTCCCTGTCCATTTACCAACAATCCAAGCTAGTAATCCTGCAAAGAATAATATAAATATAAAAGCTATTCCATAACCAAAGTATTCTACTAATTCTGCTTGACGTTTCTCTCTCATCTTCTCTTGGTAACGTCTAGACTTTCTTGCTTCAGCTTGAAAAGCCTGCCAATCTTGCCACAGTCCGGGTCTGCCTATATATATCATCATCTTCTTGAGTTCTTCTTCTTTTTCTTTTATTTGCTCAAGAGCCATGAACTCTTCTAAATCAGAACCACCACCTTTAGATTTTTGTTTACTTGCTTTCTTCTCTAGTTGTTCTTTTGAGAATACAAAATCTGATATATGTTTAGCACATCCTGTAAGTTCTTTTCCGTTAGACACGAAACTTTTTATTACACTGAAAGCGGCATTTGCCGCAGCTAGTTCTGCTAACATTATCTTTTCCTTCTAGGCTTACAATATGCTGTTATCTGTAGATTAGGTCCTTCCTGCTGTGGTATTGAAGGTTGCTTATGCAATCTCTCTGCGAAGTACAAACATCTATCTATGTCTTCAAAGGTTTGTGTTTGGTCTACTACTCTTAATCCCATCATAAACACAAGCACAAACTCAATCATTATACAGGTACTCCTTGTACCTCCTCTTCTTCGTGGCAATCACAGTTGCACTCTTCACAATCGCAATCGTAGCATTCACAAGTTTCACATCTATTTTTTCTTTTTTCGTTCATGTGCTTTCTTTAAACTTTCTTTAGCTGCTTTTGCTATTTTGACAACTTCTGTCTTGCCCATAACCTTTGCACGTTGCTCCATAACTGTTAGGATTTGTATCTTTCGTGCATAAGGTTTATTAACTTTTCTAACTTTTGTGACTGTTTCTCTAGCATCTTTTGCAGTAGCAAATTTAATTCTAACTGTGTCTTTAGGGTTTTCGTCAGTATATAAACGTCTATCCGACCCTTTGGGTTTTTTACCTGTGCCAACTTTAGGGTCTTTCTTCTTAGCCATTAGTTTCTATATCCACCACCTGCGGCTTTATATGCTTTAGCCATCATCTGTGCTTTACGTGCAGACCATTGACCCGGAGCACCACCTTTACCCCCTGCTTTAATTCTGTTGAATATACGTTTACGTAATTCAGGTTTAGTGTAATTACCTGCTTTGTTTACTGTACTCTTAGACTTCTTCTTCTTTGTAGTTTTCTTTTTAGCAGAGCCACCTTTTCTCAACTCTAAAGCCGCTAGAGATTTAGCTTGACCTGCATGAGCTTTACTAGCCTTCTCTAATTTTCCTGCTACTTTCTTTACTACTTTTTTTGCTTTTTCTGTCATTGTTATGCCATTGGGTTTACTTTTTTAGCCTTACGGGTTCGTCTAAAAGATCTGTTCTTTGATGCAGTTTTAGTAGTTAGATTAGATACTCTATTATCTTTAGGGTTACCATTTTTGTGTGCTACATCTTTCCCCTTTACATTTACCCCCTTCTTCTTCAGAAGATTACGAGCAGCATTTCTGCTGTCTCGCTTCTTTATTTGTTCAGCTTTACCGTGGTAATTCTGATACTCTTTCTTATAGTTTCTTTTTGTTTTTCTTTTTTTTGCTGTTTGTGTCATTGTATAAATTGTTAAACGTTGTGAAAGGATCTAGATAGGACTCATGAGCTTCTGCTGAATGTAGCCACTGCGATGGTGCAAAATCAGGAGCACCCTCTCCAGTAACCCATAAAGCTGGACTTGTTGCCCTAACTCTATTGTTCGGTAATGCGACTATGTTACCTGTCCATTTATCTGCATCTAACAGATACAAGACATGCGATTGCTTATGTTGTGCAGGGTCATCTGCTATAGCGTTTTCTGTGTAGTCAACTGTAAACAAATATTTAGCTGTATGAAACTTATTATCTATTTTACATAACCACGGACTAGAACTTACTCTATCCATGACCACTACGCTATGATGCCTTGATTCACAATCCCACGGTTGACACAAATGATCTTCCATAGGTTCTGCCCACTGATCTAGTGGTATGTCTGCTACCAATGCTTGTATTGGCATTCTTGCCCACATTGCACCACCATGTACATTTTCGTCTTCGTCACATCCTGTAAATACAACTTGGAAACTCAATGACCTATCAGGTATGGTGTTTACTGCAAATGCTATAGCGTGGAGAAATTCACCATGATAATTCATATGATTACAAGTGAACTCTTTACGTACCCAGCATTTAAAATGAGGTACGTTGCTGATGAGATAAGACATTACTTACGTCTTGCTGCACCACCCCTAGACATATATTTAGTTTTCTTCATACCTGCCCCACCCTTAGACATGTACTTTGTTTTCTTCTTCATTCCTGCTCCACCACGACTCATCATCTTGGATTTTTTCTTTCCGTGCATTGGCATAGTTGTGCCTCCTTTGTTTAGTTTCATTTTAAACAGTTTTCTAAAGTAATTAGCATTTTCAGGTGCTTTATTCTCTAGTAACTTAATAAGATCAGCAGCCTGCTTCTTAGTTAAACCGTAATCACTCGGACTTTTGCCTTTATCTGCCACTTGCCTCTCCTTATTTTCTTTTAGCTATAGCTCTTTTAGCCAAACGTTTTACCATTTGCATAGTATCTTTACTTTTGGCTTTCTTCTTCTCATTATCTATTTCTTTTAATCTTGCAGACATAGATATTCTACCCCCAAATTTAGATGGGGTAGTCTTTATGGAACTAGTTTTCTTTGACATAATAGGACTAGCTGATGTCTTTTTCTTCTTCATGAATTTTTGTATAGCAGCTCTTGTCTTAGCTCCCATGATACCATCGGCTGTGATCTTAGCACCCATAGCTATCAGTCTCTTTTGCAGAGCTAGTGTTTTATTATAATCTTTTGTGTTTGCTGCTGTTGCTTTTACTTTAGTTTTAGTCTTAGTTAAAGATTTAGGTTTTAATTTAGGTAATGCTGTTGTTATACCCTTTATTTCTTTTTTAATTATACTTTTAGCTTTATTAAAATTCTTAGTTATATCGCCTGTTTTATCTATACCAGAGTCTACCTTTTTTATTATGCTATTTACATTTGCTTTAGGAAGATTGGTTTTATTTAAACTAGCTTTCATGTTATTTGCTATCTTTTTATTATACTTGGCTATAGCTTCTTTTTTATTCTTTTCAAACTTTAGAGCATTTATCTTCCTCTTCATCATTTTGAGGAACTCATCATCTGTTTGAAACTTTGATAGCTTCCTAATATCTACTTCTGACATATTAATCTCCCATCTTCACTGTTTTGCCTTTAGTAATCTTGGCAAATGCTTCGGGACTAGATTTACGTAGTGCCTTCAATCCCGGATTTAGTGTAACAGATCCACCAGCAACGTAAAAGTGTTTTTTACCCATAGCTGTTCCACCGTATGCCATTTGTGTTTTTTGGCTTTTTGCTTGTTGAGCATCCATTCTTCCCATTCTCCCTGTCTGTTTTTGAATTAAATCCTCTTTAGCCTTTGCCAATTTGGATTTTAAAGATTCTTGCACAATTTCTCGTGCTCTTTCTACGATACCTTTACTGTGTTTTTCAGAATTGTCTAATACTTCTCTTGCTTCTACTAGGGTCATTAACACCTCCACCGTCTTCTAGCTTGTCTTAAACGACTATTAGGATTTTTAGCTGCCTTTGGGAACTTTTTCATCTGTCCTGCACTCCTAGCACAGAAAGATTTACGTCTTGCTGCTCGTTTACCCGTAGGTTTCTTCTCTGTTACTGCTGTTTTTAGCTTACTACCCGGATTTTCCCTTCTATACTTGGCAACACCCTTCTTAGTCATACCAGCACCACTTTTGGTAGACCTCATGTCCCCACTTTTTTGGGTAAATCCTTTTAAACTGCCTTTACGTTTCTTCTTTTTCTCTGCCATAACTTGTATTTATCTTTCCCTCTAGATTTTCTTCAGCTTTTACGCATTTATATTTAACAGCTACGTAGTTTGGCATATGTATTGGTAGTTGATAAGCTATTTCATAAGCTCTTGCTGTGCATTCTGCTTTAGTTTTGTAAGGTCCGTTCAAATCGGACAGTGCTTGGCATGTATCTGTAGTTCCAAGTAGGCATACGAGTACTAGTGTCTCAAACATTCGTTAATCATCTTTCCACCCTTCGGCTTTCATTGCCCATTCAACATGTTTCAAACTGAACTTCCTATTGTAATGAGCCTCCACTGCTGCTTTTACGTAGTGGACATCACTATGGGGGATATGGATTTTATGTAATTTATTATTTCGGACAGCACGGTAGAACTTTTCTAATGTCATACCTGAGTATAGTTGTACGGATTTTTTCCTCATTGTCAAGTTTAATTATATTTACGTGGGATTCTCATAAGATTTACTACATAGTAAATGTTATTTTATTATATATGTATAATACATTGTAAATGTTAACATTATAATTGTTGCTGGTTATAGCATATTTTTATTTAAATGTCAAATACATAGAAAGTGTTGTACCCCGCCCTTCTATTAGAGTACTTTAATGTAGTATATTGACAGTTATCACTGTGGTTTACACCTAAAATACCTAATCTGTGTATGAGTACATGATACATACGTGGGTACGGGGGTGTGGCAGTCGCATGGCACGATAAAAAATGATAGTTTTTTGTTGATTATCGTTAAAATGTCAGAATTTTACCAAGTTGGTAAAAAAAGTTATTGATTTTATTAGATAATTTGATTTATGAAAACTGTTACTATATCAGTTTACCTTGTAAAACTTGGCACAAAACTTGCATTAGCAAAATCCATGCCAAATTGAAAAGTAGGAGTTCTC